GTGTTGTGGGACGAAACCATCGGAGAGGGCCGCAGAGCGCGAGGGCTAGAAAAGGGCAAGGCTCTTCTAGAGAAGGCTAGGGAGGTAATGGCTCAAGAGGGTGCGGCAAAGGCTGCTATGAAGGCTGGGATCAAGGGGCTTGGTCGCGGAGCTATCGTAGGTGCTGCACAGGGAGCGGCTGTGGCTCCTGCGGCAGCGTACTTTGGGCACGAGGCAAGCAGGCCAAGGTCTGGCGGCTACTTCACCCCACCAGAGGGGATAAGGGAGCGCTATCAAGACATACTGTCTACGGACGAGGCCAACCTCATCTCTGAAGCCATAGAGCGCCGAAAGATGAGGGAGCGGGCACTCCTTGAGGCTGATGCCATCGGGATGACCGAATAGCTAGTCCGTGTATCTGTGAGTGCGTGCGAGGTAAAAAGCGGAAACTACGCAATCCTGCTTGAGGGCAGCAATGTCCGCGTAGACCAAAAGACTCACTCAATAAAAGACTGTCTTATAGACACCGGGTCAGTCATAAGGGTCTACAGCAGGACACCAACTGAGCAGGAAGCAGACCTTCTAGACCCAGGTAGGCCTGCGCCAGTGGAGACAAAAGAGATGCCAGAAGAAACCAAAGAGCTTGTAGAGATTGAAGAGCCCCTGGCCGAGGAGGAGGTTTCAGGGCAGATCCTCGTCCCAAGCGAAATCGAGCAGGCGGTTGTTACAGCAAACGAGCTAGGCGGAGAATACGCCCCCATCCTGGCTGTGGTTATGGCTGGAATCGCTGTCATGGGTGGCAAGAAGGCCTGGAGCTTCTATAGCCAGAAGGCAGAGCAGCGCCATGAAATGGAAATGAAGCGGATGGAGATGGAGCAGAAGTCCAACAACAACGACGGGCAATCTCCTCCAGCATGCCAAGCGGTTCACGCCAAGCTAGAGGCAGAGGTCTCAGCAATGCAGAAGAAAGTAGGACTCATGGAGAAGAAGCTTCTCATCATGGATGACTTCGACCCAGAGGACCTTGAGCGCAAGGTAAAGAAGCTCACCAAGTCTGTGAAGTCGATCCGAGAAGAGCTGGAAGAGTGAGGCCCCTGGCCCTAGCCGCCCTACTCCTTGTCTTCGCTGAGCCTGCCCGCGCCGAATGCGTAATACCCCCTGGCCCACCGTGCCTTCCATTTGACGACCCTCGCTGGGAAGACCCGTCCTGCAAGGTCTCTGTCGGCTCTTGCTGGCACATCCTCACCGAGACCATTGAAAGGCCGCTGATAACAAAGGCAACAGTGAGGATAACCCCTATTTGCAACGACCCAGAGTCTGGCCCAGCGCTGAGAGACGCAGCCTTTAAGGTGTTGTCTAAACTAGATGCCTACGAGATAGAGGTGACCGCCACCACAGGTCAGTGCTCTAGCTCCGGTCATGCAGACATAAAGATTGGCTAGCTAAGCTTTCTTCTCGCATACTCCGCTATCAGGACGGCATCTGCCAGCCCGTCATGGGGAACCCGTCTCTTACCTGGACTGAGGTCCATGTCAGGAAACAACGACCTGACTAGCTGAACAGCGTCCACCTTTCCCTGGGCCCGCTCCTTGCCAGACCTTTTCGGCAGAGACAGCGCTCGCTTCCATTGCTGCGGTGTGGGCACAACGTACTTAACACCCAGCGCCACCAGCAAGGCATCTAGCCTGCCCCAGTTGACCCCACAGGTCAGCGTAGAGGTTGCCCCCTGTCCCGGCCTAGTGGACACCTTCTCCAGGGCCGCATACATCGAGCCCCCCTGCCTAACGTCTACGAGCCATGAAAGGATGCAGCCTGTATCTAGGGGGCCCTTGGACCCATTGGTTCTCGGCATGATGAGCTGGTCTACGACCCCACCCTCCCCGTTGATCGCAACTAGAGCGCCGCTTAGCCCTGGGTCGATGCCTATGAATACGCTCATTTCGCAACTCCTAGTCGAAACGGGTATCCAATGACCTCTTCATACTCTCTCTTGAAGTTAACGGAGGCAGAATGAAACCGCTCCTCCTTGGACAGGGCTACATAGAGAGACTCAAAGCTGTCTGAGTCTAGAAGCTCTGGCTTAAGGCCAGCTTCCTGCGACCTGCTTCCCCACTTCCTAAACAATCCGTCCCATCCCATGTGTGCAGCCCGTATAGACAACCATGCAGACACAAGCATGGGGCCCTTCTTCCCATTCTTCCTAGCCTTCAACACAGAGGCTGCGTACAGCCTATCCGCCCAGTCAGACCACTCCTTCTTTGTCAGGTGATAGACAGCAGACGTTGCTGGCTCCCCCCTCTTGTAGGAAAGAATTGCTGTGAAATCATCTATCGCGTCCATTACCTTGCCCCTTCAAACCAGCCTCTTCCAGGCTCCCATTTACACATAGCCGTCCCCATAGGACCATTCCTTTGGGCTCGTACAATCACCTCTGCATCTGACGCAGGATCGTGGTCCTCGTTGTAGACAACGTGTCTATAGACAAAGACCACCGCATCGGCGTCTTGCTCAATCTGTCCTGAGTCTCTCAGGTCAGAGAGTATTGGCCGCTTGTTCTCTCTGAACTCACAGCTTCTGTTTAGCTGAGCGACCACGAATATCGGTATATCAAGCTCCATAGAGAGCCTCTTGAACGCACTAGAGGCTTCTGCTACCTGCCGTTCTCTGCTTGTAGACTGGGGTAGCTTGAGTAGCTGAAGGTAATCAACGGCTGCGGCGCATATATTGAGCCGCTTCTTCTGTACACGGATAGACATCAGGGCAGCGCCCAAGCTCTTTGGCTTGTCGTCGAAGTAGGTTTGAACCCCCTCCCACTTGCTCAGGATGTCTCCAGAGACTCTGCTTACATCCTCTGCCGTGTTTCCTAGCCGAGCATCTGAGGATGCTATTCGCTCTCCTATCTGCATCTCGTTCATTTCTGCAGAGACGAACAGGGTTGGTTTCTCCTGAAGCCTGGAGATGCTGCTGAGCAGGGAGATCATCAAATGGGTCTTCCCCATCTTCGGCCTGCCGCCCACAACAATCATCTGCCCAGGACGTATCTGAAGGATTCTGTCTAAAGACGGCATCCCGGTTTGCACCAGCGTATTGCTTCGTAGGCCTAGCCTCTGTGCCTCAAGGTCTTCCAGGTAGTCCCTGGTTATGTCATGCGCTGTTCTTGGCTCAGAGCGGCCCTCAGGCATCCAGGTAGTGGCGTTTGCTATGGAAGAAGAGAGCTTGAGTATCTCTGAGAAGGGAGACCTATCCTCTTCATGGGCAAGGATGTTCTTGCAGCTATCTACAATGTGCTGCCTTCTTGCCACTTGAACAACGGTAGCCACGTAGGCCTCTATGTTGTTCTTGTTTGCGTTGATGTTGTCTATGCCGCGAACAAGCTTGTCTAGCTCATCCCAGGACTCAAAGGCCTTCGTTGTGCCTACCTTGCCTTCAAACTTGTCATAGATAGTGGCCCTGTCTGGGCCTATCCCCGCCTTTCGGTCTCGGATGAAGGCAGACCAGAGAAGTCTGTGATGTGGGTGAGCGAAGTGGTCTCTCTTGAGGCCTAGCGACTCTGCTTCATCTACACAAACTGGGTCTCTAAGACATACGGACAAGATGGCTGCTTCTGTATCGCGAGCCACCTTACATGTCCTCCCTTGCCAGCAAAGAGACCTTGGGAGATCCACTGTGCCATGGATAGAAGGTCACAATCGCCGCACCCTTTGGGCATGGCCCTGTATGACCGTCTTCTCTGACGAAGTGCAGTCTTCCTGTAATGAGTTGTACTGTCCCCGCCTTCCAGACCCAGTCACGCCACCACCTCGTGTCTGTAGACGCGGGCAACAGGCAGGACACAATCAGGCGGTGTTTCCTGCATTGCTCATAGGCCCTCTCTACGAACTTGCCTACCTCTCTACCCCAGGGAGGATTCATCCATACGGCCATATTGGGCAGGTAGTTTTCCATAAAGCCCACCCACTCAACCTCTAGGGCGTTGCTGTCCTCGTCTATCCAGAGGTCCACCTTCGCATTGCGCTCGCTAGCGCAGACATCGAGTTGAAAGGCGAACTTCATATCAAGGGCGTCAAACAGCCACTCTGGCGTAGACCACTCAACGCTCTTGCTACTAAACAACTGGTCCTTGTTCCATGAAGACTTCATCAGGCTTCACTCCCGCGCACTTCGATAACCTCATCGGCGGACAAGGGAGGGGCTACTGCAAAGTACTGGCAGAAAGAAGCTATCGACTCTCTGTTCAGGCCGCCCCTCTTCGCGCACCACCTATCAAGCAGGTAGTCAGGGCTCTTGTTGTTCTTACGCAACCACTTGACCGCCGCGACTGGGATCACCTTCGCCCCACCCGCTTCAAAGTTCTCTTGGGACCGGGACCACCAGTTCCTCAGAAAGGCCCTTATGTCCTTCTTCGTCCTAGAGGGTCTCTCCGCCTCCCACAGCAGCGCCTTTCGGGCCTCCTTAACGAGGTCCACATCGGGAAAGGCTACCGTCGCCTTGCTACACCAGCCCATAAGGGTGTCGGTGTTGCC